GAAGGAGCAGTATGACTACTGGCAGCCTGATAATGTCTTAATCGAGGCCAAGGCGACGGGAATCACGCTCCAACAGGAACTGCGTAGGATGGGTATTCCTGTCACGATGTATAGCCCCGGCGGGCGACGCGCGGGCCAAGACAAGGTCTCCCGTGCAAACTCTGTCGCACCGATTTTTGAGTCTGGCATGGTCTGGGCACCTGAGACGGATTGGGCGGACGAAGTGATCGAGCAGTGTGCCGCGTTTCCTAACGGGGATAACGACGACATCGTGGACAGTACGACGCAGGCTTTGATGCGTTTCCGTGCCGGTAACTTTATCTCGTTGTACAGCGATGAAGAGGACGAACCTTCGGAAAATGAAGGGCTTGTCCCTGAGTATTACTAGGGCTAGAATGCGAAATAACTAACCTTATCTGTAGGGCTTCACCCATGCCTAATTATCCTGCTAGAGACATGCTCCTTAGAATGGCCCACGGAGGCCCAGTGCACACCCCGTCGGGTGAGCCGGTTTACGGCAAGGGCGCCACTGCAGCCGATCTTCTGGCAGCGGAACAAAGAGTCCTTGGTGAGATAGCCGCGAGCCCTGACACGTGGGACCCGGCTGTTGCCTACAACGCCATTTTGGAATCAGGCGTTACTATTGACGATGCGTTAGCGGCAGGCGTAAAGCAGGAAACTATTGACGCAATTTTCACCTCTGGCGCACCGCTGCCTGTTACTGCTTTCTCTACTCCTTCCACGGTAACCTCTGCATTTGAATCCGCTCCGTATGCGGGCCAGAGCATGGAGCAGATTAGAAGCGGCGTGCAGAACTACGTCGCGGGGCTCATGGCCGACGGTGTGATAGACGAGAATGAACGGCGTGAAGCGCAGGCTATTGCCACACAGCAGGGTGCAACTTTCCAAGACATGTTAGCCGCGGGCGTTGATCCGAGCATCTTGTTCAACGTGACAAAAACACCTGAAGAAATAACGAAGGAAAAGCAAGTACAGGATTCCGTGGATAGGTTTGTGAACACGCAGCCAGAGTACGTCGCCCCTACGGTCTACGACCCCGCAGGTTTTGGAACGGACCCCGGCATTTATGCGCCCGGCGAGGAAGCACTTGACCGTGAGTTCAGGGACAGTCCACCACGGACCGAGGTCCTTGATCAGTATGGCAACCTCGCAGGTTTTGACTACACGCCTGCTGCTAAGTTGCTCTCGGCCACCGGATCAGGGTTCAGTTGGACCCCTCCTTCGGTCACAGGCCGTCCACGGTCTCTGATGGATACCGGCACGCTTAATCGTTATACCCGAGGTCGCTCGGCACAGGACCTGCGTCAGTTGGTTGGAAATCAGACCATAGACGGCGTTACGCCAGAACAACGATACCAAAGCTACGCAGGCCTTCTAGGCAACACCGGAAGTTACGGCGGCGGCTTGTCCCGCTCACAACTTTTTGCGTTGAAGCGTCAGCAGGACTCGCAACAAGCACGGGCCCGACAAGAGGACAGCACAGGCACTATTGCTGACTACCTCCGGTTAAACGAGGATGTCGGAATAGACTACGCTCGCGCTAAGGCAGCGGGAGAAATCCCTGCAAACACTACGCCAGAGGCTTTTGCTCTAAATCACTACAACACCTACGGCCGCGCTGAGATAGCTGCGGGCAAGCGAACGCCGTTTACCTTGGCTCAGGCCCAAGGCAGTGGCCCAAAGTACACCTTACCGGCCATAGGACAGTTTGGCGAGGGCGACGAAGAGAGCCGCCAGTCTAACTTCACGACTCGAGGCTACGACAATGAGCTACTCGCTAGAGACCTCGGCACTCCCGGTGGCGCCATTATACGCCCAGTCTTTGCAGAGGGAGGCCTTGTAAAAAAGCCTAAAGGGTTCGCGGACGGTGGTCCTGCGGACTCGATGACGCCTGAAGAGCTTACTGCACAGTTAATTGCGTTGGACACGGAAGCAGCGCCTGCCCCTGTAGAAGAACCACGGCCCACGGATCAAGTACAGACCGAAAGCCGAAGTATGCTTGACAATCTTAATCGTGCAATGTCTCAAGTTACGCAGCCTGTTGTTGCAGCCGTGACGGACATGACCGTGGGCCTTGGTGACTTAGCCCAGATGGGCACAAAGGCCGCCGCGAATAAAATGGGCATTGAGACTAAGCCGTTTGTTCCGGTTGGTGAAAACATAAAGGCAAGCGTTGGCGCGGATAACGTAAGCCCGCTAAACCCAATTTACATGGCTACTCAAATACTGCCTGCTGCAAAACTACAGAAAGCTCTTGCGGCGGGACCCGCAGCCTACAGAGAACTAATGGCGTACCTTGCCGGAGAAGGCGGCGCGCAGGTAGCTGCCACACAGTTCCCTAATTCGTTAGCCGCGCAGATTGCGGGGGCGGTATCTGGCGACATGTCGTCTAGAGGCATTCTGGATTCGTTAGATGGTCGTAACGTGCGCCGAATTACGGGCGACGAGCCCCCTATTGACGACGGACCTCTTCCAGAGGGCGAGCCGGAGGGCACGGTTCTAGGAATCTCGGATCAAAGCGAATCAGGTAAGATGTTGGACGACGTGGACGCTATCCCTCTTCCACTTGAGAACTTAGACAAGACAGAAAAAGCTGCGCTAAATAAAAGCGCAGGGCGCAACCCCAAGAAAAGAGAACTTGCTAGGTCCGTAGGTGAAGCGTTTAAAACCAACTATAGCCCAGACCAAGGATGGGCGCCGGTTACGATATTAGGCGCTGAGTTCAAAGGCAACACGGCCAAAATAAAAACCAAGAAGATTCCTTACGGTTTCCAAAATCCACCGGAAGGAATGGAGCCACAACAGTGGCAACAACAGTTATCTGATGGAATTGTTAACGAAGTAGAAACTATTGTTCAGCGTGCCGAGGCCGGAGATCAAGCGGCCCTAGATATTCTGGCTCAGGCTAATTGGTATCGCGGCATGCGGGATCAGTTACGTTCGGAATTTGGCGGACTAGGAGATGTTTTCGCTGACATACTAGGCACAACAAGCGCTCAGACTAATGTCGAACAGAACTTTAATAACGCAGTGGAAATACTGCGCAAGTACAGCCGTGGTGACTATGACGCTGAGCTTGCTGCTTATCAGAAGCGTGTTGATGCGGGAGAGCCGGTAGACGGAAAGACTCTAACTAAGATGCACAAAGAGGGGGAGTTCCCGTTAATTACTAAAGATTCAGGCAAATTATTTAATACCAACAGCCCGTCTTCAATGGGCGCGTTGCTAGACATGTTCCGCACAGTGAAAGCAGGTGCCGCACCTAAAACACCTAACTTTACGGGTAATTTGATTGGTTTGACCAATGAAGCCACTGTTGATGTGTGGGCAGCGCGTATGCTCCGCAGGCTATCAGGTCAAGATCGCATTCCTCCTGCTGCAGAACAGGGCGTAACAGGAACGCACCGAGTAGGTTCTACCCTGTTCGAGCCTAAAGTGGGTGGAGAATTTGGATTTGGGCAAGAAGTTTTCCGTGATGCGGCAAACCGCGTAAACCAATCCGGTTCTGTTCAGCGTGTAAACCCTGACCTTGGCGCTTTGGGTCCAGATGACCTGCAAGCTATCGCATGGTTCATGGAAAAAGAGCGTTGGGCCAAGAACGGGTGGACCACTAAGAGCGGTGAAGGCGGGTCATTAGAGTATGAAATGTCGCTTGCCGGTTCTCAGTCGCCTGAACGTGTAGCTGAATTGCGCCGTGAAGTTAATGCAGGGTTTAAGCAGCCCAAGCAGCGTAAAAACGAGACGGATTCGGCGTATGACCTCCGTGTAATGGACGCGAGAACTGCGTTTGAGGCAACAAGGCGCGCAGCTCAGGACGAATTAGCGTCATTGGCGTCACCTTTATCTAGGGTACAGTTAGGTGTAGCGGGCGAAAGGCCTAATCAGCCTATGAGTGGCTACGCACAAGCCGAATTGGCAGCGGAGTTTGACGATGTCGTAAGAGACGACCCCTCGGTATTGACCTATAACCTAGCCAATACTTACGGTTCCTTCATGGGCGACACGGAAAGGGCCTTAAACGCAGAGTTTATCGTTAGAGATAACTTTGACATGCAGCCGTTGAGGACTCGATTGATTGAGCAGGGCAAGGCTTACGACCAAGATGCAGTATTCTTGTCTCGTGTGGTTCCTGAGGGCACGCCGAATGCAAGGCCCGGCGTTGAAATATACTTCAGAGAGACCATAACCCCAGAGCAAATGGCTAAGGTTACAGAAAGGCTACGTGAGAAAGGTGTAGACGGGTTTACCTATGTAACGGACATGCGATTCAACGACCGCATTAACCGCCAGACCCGATCAGGCGACCCTGAAACAGCAGGGCTAACAGGGCTAAGGTTCCAGTATGTGCCTGAGTTTGACGACGCTTTTGACCCGCAAAATGCTACAGAAAGCTACAATAAGGCAGAAGACTTGTTTTTTGATGTAGTAAAGGATACAGTAGCAGATGGAAATGTTTCCGACGCTCGAGTAACGTACTACGACACTGAAGTTTATTTTAGGGATGACTATGATGAGCAGCTTACAAGATTTGCTAACGAGACAAATAGCCCGACAAGGGGAGAACTCTCCGGCAGTTCAAATGCTTCGCAACCAAATAGCGGCGCAGAAGTCGGGACAAAGCTTTCAGGAGATGTACCTGACGGGGTCGTACAAGAAGCCCAAGGCAATGAGCCTAAACTCGAGCAAGGGAATCAAGTAGTAACCGAGCAGCAGCGCAAAGATTGGCGTGAAGCTAATAAGGGAGATTTTAGACAAGAACAAACTCCAGAACTTGCTGAGGCAGCAGAAAAGCTTGGCAGGGGAGAAATATCTATCTCGGACTACTCAAAAGAAGTAGACCGCCTTCGCCCTATTACCCCCCTCACAAACGTCCCTCGAATAGCTTCGTTTGAAGATATTGCATCCGCGCTAGACGCAAATAAAGTAGCCAAGGGGATTATCGGTTTAGATACAACGATTGCCGATGGCACTATGGTGGGTTCAAGACTCGATATCCCTGCTTACAATAACTACAACACGTGGGTAGTATCCGTGCATGAAGGCGCGGGCACTTCTGGAAGCTCACTGGGTTATGGTAAAGTAGCCGTCCTTGACGACGTTAAATTTAACAGTAATGCTAAAGCTGCCTTTGGTGTTGCCACTGGCGAAAAAGCTAAAGCTCCGTTTGCTAGGATGAATGGCAAGTGGCGCAATGTTGATCCTGAAGTTGCCAGAGAACAAGCCGAAAAGTTTATTAACGATCCAAACTGGACGCAGGTAGGAATGAACCCCTATCGCCACTCGTTCTTCTATGACAAGGCCACGGGGCAACCTGTAGACTCGGCAAAAGAAGTAATCCAGATTGGCCCGCTAGTTCTTGCCAGAGACGTTAAGACTAGGCCACTAGAAAGTCCTGAACACGCACTAGACCCTAAAAAGCGTAAAAAAGGCGAGCCCGAGTATTTCAAACGTGGCGGATCAGTAGAGCGCGTGTACAATGACAACCGCAAATACAAATAGGACAAAGTCATGCCTGTAGATAAAGTCGTCAATCTGGCCCCAGTAACTGACATCA